TTGTACTCCGTCTGGTAACGAATCAAAGTCGCCCTGTCCGTATAAAGCATGACACTCGCTGATTGCTGTATTGAGGTCGTTGTCAAAACACTCGGCAACTCTGTCTTCACTGATTGGGGTTCCAACCGGTTGTCCGTGTTCGGGGTCAGTTTCAAGTACGAGATGGCCGACACCAAATGTTGCGTACCCAAGATGGTCGTTATAGATTTCATATTCTACACCTTCGTCCACTTTTAATGTTTCAAACACTTCTTGCCTATTCACTACTTGTCTCCTTGATAGATTGATTGTAACATGTCTTCAAACTGTTCTACTTTACTTAGTCTGTTTGGCCAGAGAATGTAATCCTTCTCCGGATTCTTTTTGAGATTGTTTAACAGTGGGGTGATTGCGTTGAACAACCTTTCCAGTCGTTCTTGCGTCTCAGTCCCAGCTTCACGTTCGGTAGTGACGACTTCTAACTCGTCCTCTGTTACCGCAGTAAAACCAAAATCGAATATATCACTCATTGTTCTTCTCCTCGCTATGCGATTCCCATGTGTTCCTTAGTCATTATATAGTCTCTTACTAGACCACTTCTGACTATATCCTCCCACGAGAAGTTCACTGTTTCGAAGAGTTTCATCTGTTCCAGTATCTCTAGGAACGTACTAATACCCTTCTTATCTTTGTCTGTCTTGAAGTCCGACTGTTTACCATCCCCACAGAAAATCACCTTACAGTTATTACCTATACGGGTAATCACCGAATCGAGTTCATGGAAGTTCAGGTTTTGCATCTCATCAACTAATATTATAGTATCGTCAAATGTGATACCTCGTATGTATGATGTCGACTCGAACTCAATGTATTTATTATGAACCAACTTCTCATAGGCGCGATCGTCTTCAAAAAGATCTGCAGCGACTGCACGATATGGCCCAGTGAATGCTTGTAGTTTCTCCTCAATAGTTCCCGGTAAGAATCCCACCTCGCGAGTAGGTACCGCAGATCTAATGATGTGAAGATGACTATAAGGGGTACTCTTGTCAAGTATCTCTACCAGTGCGAAGTACATTGCAAGGAAAGTCTTTCCTGTACCCGCCGTACCTACCAGTGCAAGGTTGTTACCCGCCTTATATGCATCAAATGCATCTTGCTGTCGTATAGTGGCGGGTTCGATGGTACGTAAATGTTCCATGCGTATATTCATGGATTCTGAATGTTCTCTCTTCATTTAAAACTATTTCTCCACATAAAAACTTTCTCCACAACCACATTCGCCAGTTACATTAGGGTTGACGAACTGAAACCCTTCGTTCAGTCCTTCGACCAGATACTCAAGTCTTGTCCCAGTTAGAAACGGCACACTCTTAGGATCAATAATTAAAGTCACGTCCTCTACGGTCACTGTTATATCCTCATACGATTGGGCGTAAGAATATTCCATTCCATATGCGTAACCACTACATCCAGCAGTGTCGACTCTCAGACGAATACCATCACAGTCAGAACGACCCTCTAATCTTTTCTTTAGAACGTCTAGTGCGGGGGGAGTTATAGTTATAATCCTATTAACCCCCAACCGTGATTTGCTACTGCGTTAAGGATGATAGCGACACAAGTCGCCATATGAGTAAACCACCAAAGAGTCCTAATAAAAGCAATAGTATTAGCTTGTTTATCTGTTTCACCAACTTTCTCCCCTAGACTCTTCGCCCAGATTCTCCACCATTTAGTCATGAATACTATTCTTAACCATGCGACTAGTGCCCTGTTTAATTTGGGTGAGTTTGTTTTTCCAGTCAGAACTGGTCTTGTTCAGTATAGAACCGCTGTGAGTGACTAGTTTTGGTGCAGAGTTTATTTGATTAGTCCATTCGCCGGACTCGACCATTTCGGTCATGGTGCTGATAGAGACAATCATTTCTTTGACTTCTCCGGTCTTGGTATTCTTCAGATCGTATGTTGGCATAATATTATAGTTCCTGTATGAAATAGACCCCAATAAAGGGGCCTGTTCCAGATACAGGATCACCCCCTTAGGCGAGATTCAGCTTGAGAGATTGCAGTCTCTAAAAACGTTTGACGTTTCGCGACTTTATATGCAATGTCCGGTTTGCCTTTCTTATTTAGTTTATGAATGAAATGTCCCAACTCTCGCGAGTCTTTTCTAAGTCTTTCAAGTTGATTTGTGGTTCCAACCATACTCTCTCCTTATCTTATTGGGTTAGTTATTCATGAAGTAATTCTGGGAATGCCTCCATTACCAGCTTCTTGGTGATACCTTTAACAGGCATCTTCTTGTTAATCATACCGATGATCAAGTCCGCATCACGAGGATGTATGGATTCACACATATCCAAAAACATCTTTTCTCTTCGAACCTTTGTCAACTGTTCAGACGCCAACAATCCCTTCACAAAATACTTGAAGTTCATGTGTTGCTTGAGCAGGGATGTAGGGGGAGATTCTTCGGAGGTGGGGTTATAGGGTACCGATCCAGCAGGTAGATTCCACTGAATAACATTGTCAAAGGTACCCCGTAATACATCTTTTAGTGCATTATTCTGGTATTCTTTTAGTATAGATACTTTGTCTTGTCTTGATTTAGTGTTAGTTACTTTATCTAGTATCTCATAGACTTGGTATCTAATAGCAGTTAGTGCCATAATATTCTTATCCTTAACGCATTGAAGCTCATTATACAGTTATGTAGGTGTTATGTCAAGCGTTATCTTTTACTACGCTTGGCCGTCTCTTTCTTGATCCAACCCTTCGCCTTACTATTCGCTATAGGTGCCTTAGTGAACTTAGTGGCATCACGGTATGCACGGACAGTCTCTTTCTGGTAATCCTTACCTTCAGAGTTATCCACTACTAGGAAGTTCTTCTTACCGAACATTTGTTGGAAATTACCAATATTCTTTTGTACCGCTTTCCAGTAATCTGTGACGCCTTTAGCACCCAGTGTACGAGAACGTTGTGCATCGCGGGAGATCGCAGTATCGAGATCAGTGTTTACGAAAATCATTGCGACATCGTAACCAAGCGCACGTAGTTGAATTGCCTGTTTAGAAATCTTACGTGGATCCTTACCAGTGCCATCGATTACCAAACCTAGACGACCCTTAATGTACATAGCTTGTTTGGTACCAGTTAGTTTCTTTGCCTTACCACGAAGTTCTTGTCCTTGAACAGAGAAGATGTTGTCTGGATCCATTTCCATACCAGCCTTCTTCATTGCAGACTCGAACGCATCATCAGAGTTTACAACTTTATAACCCATAGAGGTCAGACCTGTCTTACCGACAATGAATGACTTACCAGAACCTGGCCCGCCCGCAAGGAAGATTGCTTTGAAGATTGCAGGGTCATTGACACCCTCGTTTAAAAATTGTTCAAAGGTTAACACGGTGAATCCTTATTTTATGATACAATTATTTATAATAGTTCGGAAGTAAAGTAATGAAGTTTTTCATCATGATATACCACGACTCCATCTAACGCAGTTTCTTCCAATACTTCAAATGCTTCTTTCAAAGTATTTAGTATCGGTTTCCCCTTAACATTGAAAGAAGTGTTCAGTAACACCCCGCCACACGCACTGAGAAGGTCGTACACAAGCGCATTCGACTTTCTGGTAACTGACTGCACCCTTGCCGTGCCATCTACATGAGTCACTGCTGCAAGTTCTTCTTTATACTCTTCACGCGTTTTGACACTGAAGTTCATATACTCTAGGTTGTCATATGATGTTGCTTCGAAGTATATATGTGCGTCTTCCTGTCTTACCATGGGAGCAAACGGTCTGTAGTTCTCTCTGCATTTGACTATGTTAACCTTGTCCTTCTTATCCCAACCCTTGGGGTCACAGATGATAGAACGGTTGCCTAACGCACGAGGGCCTACCTCTGAGGTACCTTGAACCAATCCTAGTATCTTATCATCCTTTAATAGATCCGCTAATTGTTCCAGAGTAATTATAGTTGATTCATGTACATCCAACAATTCCATGTCCTGTATAGGTTGACCTGCATATCGAATGTCCACCCCTTCGAACTCACGCATACCATTGACTGACATATATTTACATAACATACCGAAAGGTAATCCACTATCATGCACATCGGGTGGAACAAATACCTCAAGACCCAACTCGTCTTGTATACGAGTATTGGTTAGTATGTTTAATCCACAACCACCCGAGATCACTAGACGTTTACCATTACGGACAATCTCTTCCCACACTCTGGGTGTCTGTAGGTACTCTAATACATTGTCTTCGTGTTGTCTTTGGATACCTGCTGCAACGTCACACTCTTCTTCCCACGTGAGTTGTAAAGGACTAATGAACATTTGAAAATAGTTATGTTCTTCCGGCGAGTCTGCTTGATTATCAACCCACCATTCCTTACCACTACTAAATGTCCTTCCATAACGAATAATGTTATCTCGCACGAGACCTTGTTCGGTCTTCGTGTACTGCTGTCGGAACCAAGGGAAAGATGGATTTATTGCCTCAGTAATCTCTTCGTCTTCGTTTATCAGACCCTTACCACAGTGACCGAAGTATGACATATGATCGCCATATGCAGATGCACCCATGACTTTACCTGCCATATCTAATGGGTTGGGGGTTACACCTACCATGTTTTGACATCCGAGACCAGAAGAAATATTATAGTTACGACCAAAAAATCTGGTGTCAATGTTCTCGTAGGCGGTTCTGTCGTAGTTTACTTCATTTAAGGATCGGAGACGTTTGGAATTAGCTCTCCATATATGAGTATGACCGTCGTCTCCACCCGCATCGTGAGTAAAGACAGTGCACGGTTTAGTTACCCATGGGGACTGAGCATATGCGCCCCATGCATGTGCAGCATGGTGACGATGATGAGTGGTGGTCTCGCGTACATTGAAGACCTGTTTGACAATGTCTGGATCTAGACACAGAGGATTTATCTGTTCATCGACATCTGATCCCACAATGAAAACGTCATAGTCGTTCTCGATGCCGAAGTCTTCTTCGGATACTTTAAGACATCTCTCTAGTATTTCTTTTTGTTCTTCGTATCGTGCATGTCCACGATAGTGTTTAATTCCGGTTAGTTTCTCTATTTCTATTACGTGAAAGGTTTTACTTTGGTCGTTATAAAAACATATTGAGGAATCGTGTCCCCAATATGCAGCGGCCAAGTTAGCCATCTGGTTCTCCAGTTAAATGTTTTGCGTGTATTTTACATCCAATAAAGGCATTGTAATAATCATCACGTAACAAAACATCGTATTGAAACTGAAGTTTAGCCTCGTAATAAGAGCAATCCCCCTTCGTCTTACATAGACGCAGGATCTCTCGTTCGTATTTTTCACCGCCTTGATGTTCTACCAGTATCTTTAGAGTCTCGTTACTACCGTAGTACTCTCTCCAGTCAGACTGTTTGGTGACTTTCCGTTTTCGTTTAGATCCCTTCAAAGGAGGGAGTCTTCGAGTCGACCAGAAGAACTTTTTGCCTATGTATTTCTTCCCATCTGGGTCGGTGATACAATAGACAAACCCGACGAAGTCTTTTAGAAACTCTTCGTCGGGTTCAAAGGCTAGGTTTTCATAAAACCAATTATTAATCTTCCCACTCCTCTTGAGAAGGCGTACCACACATAGGACAGTGGGTAGGTTTCTCTTCAGAGTCTTTCACTACTAGTGAGGAGGAGACATCACACACCCCACAGACCATTTCGTATTCATATTCCATTGGCAATTCCTCATACCGCGACGACCTTTAGGTCTTCCCAACCCCAGTCGCCTTCCATTCCGTTAACCGAATATTCGGTAACACGTTTCTCAAAGAAGTTATCGTGTGATGCACCATTCAATACCCAGTCCAACCACGGTAACGGATTATCCTTGACGCCAAACTTAGGTTTCATACCCAGTTGTAACAGTCTACGATCTGCAATGTGACGGATATATTGTTTCACATCAGTCTCTGATAAACCTTCAATATCGCCTGACTTATATGCCAGAGTGATGAATCGATCTTCCAGTTTAACAGCATTCTTTGCCATAGTATATATCTTAGACTTCAACTCATCATTTACGATGCGAGGATGTTCGTCACAGAACTCACGGAATAACTTTGCATTACCCTGCACGTGAATAGTCTCATCTCTGATAGACCACTCAACGATTGTTCCCATACCTTTCATCTTACCGAAACGTTGGAAGTTCAACAACATCACAAACGATGCGAACAATGACATACCTTCATTGAATACAGACTGTGCGAGTATTAATGCAAGACCTGTTTGGGTATTGATGTTACCCTCTTTCATGAAGTCAATCTTGTCCGCCATCTCCTTGTATTCCATAAATGCAGAATGTTCTTCATCTGGTAGACCAAGAGTATCATTCAACAATGCATATGCACGTTGGTGTACCCCTTCCCGATTCGCAAAGGATGACAACATGTTACGAACTTCATTGTTTTTAAACTTAGGAATCAATAACTCGTGGTAGTTCTCTCCTACCTGTACGTCACTCTGTGTGAACAAACGCAGTACCTGAGTAATAAACTCCTTCTCTTCTGTCGTAAGTTTAGTCTTCCAATCCTGAACGTCTTCACTAAGTTCAGCTTCATCTTCTACCCAGTGAACCTCTTCATGTTTCTTTGTCAGTTCGACTGCCCATGGGTACATGAAAGGTTTATACGTTTTACTGAACTCTAACAGCATTTATCTTGCCTCTGATTAATTAAACTATATGGTTGTATTCTTTTGGACTCCATATGAAGTCCCCACCGATTGTACGAATATATTCGTAATCCAGACTCTCCATTAATTGCACAACACCGAATGAGTTCTTTACTGCACTCGGTGTCTGTATGGAATGTTCTGTGGTGATGACTGGTCGATGTGTCTTT